TCCCGTGTCCATTACGCGATGAAGCAGGAGTTTAAACTCCTGAGAAAGATCATTGCTGAGTACGCCCCTGAAGAGTACATGTACGTGCCTGATCGTGGTGAACCTCGTGCTCGTCGAGCCGACTACGCCATGGTGGAAGTAATTCCCGTCAGCGATCCCAATAGCAGCACGATGGCCCAACGAGTGGTCCAGTACCAAACCGTGTTGCAAATGGCGCAGGCCACCCCACAAATCTACGACCTACCACAGCTTCATCGCCAGATGATCGAGGTCTTGGGTATCAAGAACGCCGACAAACTCGTGCCGACTGAAGATGATATGAAGCCTACTGACCCGGTAGCGGAAAACATGAACGCCCTAGTGGGAGACCCTATCAAAGCGTTTATGTACCAAGATCATCAGGCGCACATTGCTACTCACCAAGCCTTCATGCAAGACCCAATGGTCATGCAGACTATCGGGCAGAACCCCATGGCCAACCAGATCATGGCGTCACTACAGGCCCACATCGCAGAGCATACTGCCTTCTTATACCGCCAGCAGATCGAAGAGCGTATTGGTGCACCTCTACCGGCGCCTAACGAAGAGATGGATCGGGAGATGGAAGTACAGCTTGCCCAACTACAATCTAAGGCGGCTATCCAGCTTACTCAGGCGCATCAGCAACAGGCCGCACAGCAGCAAGCGCAGCAACAGGCCCAAGACCCGATTATCCAGATGCAGCAGCAAGAGTTGCAGCTTAAGGCCGCTGAGCAGCAGAGAAAAGCAGCTAAAGATCAAGCAGATACGGCCATCGACGCTGCAAAGCTGGACCTTGAAGCCAAGAAGGCAGAGGCATCATCAGCTATCGAGGCAGCTCGTATAGCCTCTCAAACAGACGCGGCTAACGCTAGGCAAGACCTAGATGAAGCCAAGGCTATTTTGGATATGGCGAAAGCCAGCAAAGAGGGGCAAATGCCCCAGTAAGGAGGTGATCCGTTGTCTACTACCGTCTTTGACGTGCTGAACCAAAAAATTACGGAGCTAAAAGGCTCCAGCGAAGACTTTCTTAAATCCGGTGGGGCTAAAGACTTTGCCGAGTATAGGGAGGTATGTGGTGTGATTCGAGGTCTTAACGCCGCATTACGAGAAGTATCAGACCTTTCGCGTAACTATATGGAAGATGACGATGACTGAGACTGTAACCGTTAGCGGGGTGGGGGCTGACGCCTCCGTTGCCCCGGCGATGACTGCGTTGGAAGAAAAGCGGCAGAAAAAGATAGCCGCAGAGATCAAAACCCAAGAGGAGCTAGAAGCCTCGATTCCGAAACCGGTGGGGTACAGGGTGCTTATTGCCCTGCCTAACGTAGAGGAGACGTTTGGGGACAGTGGCCTTATTAAGGCAGACCAGACACGACGGGAGGAATACATCCTGTCTACTGTGGGGGTCGTGCTGGACATGGGTGCAGAAGCCTATAGCGATAAGGAGCGTTTTCCTACCGGGCCTTGGTGTGAGGTAGGTGACTACGTGATGTTTCGTGCCAACACTGGCACGCGATTTAAAGTCGGTAAGCAAGAGTACCGTTTAATGAACGACGACTCGATTGAAGCTGTCGTTGACGATCCGCGAGCTGTTTCGCGTGCATAAGGAGCTAGACCATGCCTAGACAACAAGTAGAGTTTGAGTTTCCAGACCCCGATAAGGAAGAAGTAGCAGCCGCAGAAGTAGAAGTGGACGTTGCTGAAGAAGAGGCCCCCCTAGAAGTAGAAGGTGCGGTCGGTCGGGAAGACATGAAGAAGCCCGATGCTGAAGCCACTATTAAGACGGGCGAGTTAGAAATTGAGGTGGAAGACGATACACCCCCCGAAGATAGGGGCCGTAAGCCGTCTGAGCCACCCAAAGAAGTCACCGATGACGAGCTAGAAAACTACTCGGAAAAGGTAAAAAGCCGAATTAAGCACTTTAGTAAGGGGTACCACGACGAGCGTAGGGCAAAAGAAGCAGCCCAACGTGAGCGAGAAGCGTTAGAAACATACGCTAAACAGCTAGTTGAGGAGAACCAAAAGCTAAAGGGCCAAACAGACCAAAGTCACAATGCGCTTATACAGTCTGCTAAGAAGCAAGTGGAAGGCGAACTTGCTATGGCTAAGACCCAGTACAAGCAAGCATACGACTCTGGTGATCCTGATGCGATACTAGAAGCTCAGACCATGCTAAATGCGGCGCAAATCCGCATGGAGCGCGTTAGTGGGCTAAAACCCAAAGAAGTAGCTCAGCAGAAAACTTCTTTACAATCAACATCTAATCCTGTAGAACAGGCACCAACGGCACCTCAACCGCAAGTCGAACGGGACGAAAGGGCTGAAACATGGCGCGATGATAACCCATGGTTTGGTTCGGACGACGAAATGACTGCCTTTGCGTTGGGATTGCACAATAAGTTAACGAAAGACGGGGTTGACCCGCGATCCGACGAATACTACGAGAAAATTAACTCTCGTATGCGAACAGTATTCCCCGATCAGTTTGATGATGGGATAGAAGACGAACCAGAAGTACAGGCCAAGCCTAAATCTAGCAATGTGGTTGCCCCCGCTACGCGGAGCACAGCACCTAATAAAATTAGGTTAACGCAGTCACAAATAGCTATTGCGAAAAAGCTTGGAGTACCACTGGAAGACTACGCCAAACAACAGGCTGCACTTATGAGGAAACAACAATGAGCCAGAATCGACAGAATAGAGAACTAGAAACCCGTTCTAAGAATGTTCGTAAGAAGGCGTGGACGCGACCTACTGTGTTGCCTGATCCCACCCCTGAAGACGGCTACACTTATCACTGGGTTCGTATTTCAACTAACGGTCAATCTGACGCTACTAATGTCTCCTCGAAAATACGTGAAGGCTGGGAACCTGTACGTGCGGAAGACCACCCTGAGATATTTACCGATACCGTGTCCGACGACCGGTTTAAGGATAATGTTATCGTGGGCGGACTAATGCTATGTAAGGCCCCAGAAGAGCTTGTCCAAGAACGCAATGAGTTCTACCAGCACCAAGCTGAATCTCAGATGCACTCTGTGGACAATAACCTGATGCGCGAAAATGATCCTCGTATGCCTCTGTTTAATGACAGAAAGACGAAGGTTACTTTCGGCAGCGGAAAATAATTTTTAGGAGCTATTACAATGGCTACATCTGCAACCCCTTACGGGCTTAAGCCTGTAAAACGTGCTGACGGTACGCCCTATGCTGGCGCTACTACTCAGTACCTTATCGACCCTGCTGGTGAAGCAACTAACCTGTTCTATGGTTCAGTTGTTGCAATCGGCGCGGACGGTTACATAGCAATGGCTGGCGGCACAGGCGCTGACATCACAACTAACAACCTCGGCGGAAGCGGAGTTGGCGCAATTGGCGTCTTTGTTGGCTGTGAATATGTTAACGCTCAAGGCCAGACTATCTTCGCTCAGTATTACCCAAGCGGTACTGCTAACGGTGGTCCTATCAAGGCGTACGTAGTTGACGATCCAAACGTGCTTTTCCAAGCACAAGCGGACGCTGCTATGGATCAGTCTGACATCGGTGCGAACGTGTACTTTGCTGCGGCTCAGGACACTGACTCTGGTGATACAGCTACTGGTAACTCAACTGCTGCGGTAGTTGGTGCCACTGTAACCACTGCTGCTGCGTTCCGTGTTGTTGCCGCAGTATCTGATCTGACTGAGTCAAATCCAGATATTCTGGTTAAGTTCAACCCCGGCGGTCATCAAATGACCAACAACGTCGGCATTTAAGGAGTATTTAACTAATGGCTATTTCAAGAGCGCAACTCCTTAAGGAGCTACTACCGGGCCTAAACGCCCTCTTTGGTCTCGAATACCAGAAGTATGGTGACGAGGCTGCTGAAATCTTCGAGACTGAATCTTCGGAGCGGTCTTTCGAGGAAGAAACTAAGCTGTCTGGCTTTGGCGCTGCACCTGTTAAGGGTGAAGGTTCCGCCATCGACTACGACAACGCACA